GTTGAAACCGCCGTTCGAGTGAATGGTGAAATACCCGATGGTCGCGGTGTTCGCTGTCGGCGCAATCTTGGAGAGGTTCAGGAGGGCATCTTCCTCATTGACGTGCTGCGTGTCTCCGTCTGCCGTCGCCGTAACGACTCCGAGCCTATTGATCTCGATCCGCCATGCCCGCCACTTGTCGGCGTCCACATCCCCATCGTCGGTCAGGGTAATGGTCGTATCGAGGTCGGCATAGAAGATCTCTCCCCCGATCCTGTACTTGACATGACCCGCCCCGAGAAGGGTAACCGCGGCAGCCGTCGCAATGGTGAAGTCTCCCCCGATCACCCCGTTGGGCTCCTGGAGGAAATCGAGGTAATCCCCGATGGTGTTGAGGTCGGCATCAACCTCATCTGTCAGCGTCTTGAGTATCGCATGATCGTCGTGGAGTTCCTCGATAAGGGTCTCCGTCTGATCATACGAGGTCTTCTGTGTCGCATGGTCGTCATGGAGTTCTTCAATAAGAGTCTCCATGGCGTCATGCGAGGTCTTGAGGGTTGCGTGATCCGTCCTCAACTCGTTGGCAAGGGTCCGGAGCGCATCGATTTCTGTGTCATGCGCGTTGTGCAGGCGCTCGTGCTGCTCCGGACTCCTGATTGCTTCGAAATTGATTTTCTTTGCCATCTACTATCTCCTGTTCACGCCGCGCCAAGCGACGCAAGCTCATCGTTTGTTTTCTGCATTTCGCTTTTCTTTGAAGGCTTTTCCTTTCGGGCTTCCACCTTCTCCCCCTTGTCGATTACCTGGAAGTTGGACATGTCAACAGGGGTGCAAGCGAAGCGGTTTCGGTACCCGGCAATGTAATTGACGATCTTGAAACTGCCGGTCACGGGATCCGCAAGGTGCTTCTGGCCGTAGACAGGAGACTGGACGTTGTTCAGGTGATTGACGACCGACAGGGGCAGTTCGTATACCTCCCCATGCCGGAGGGCCGTGTCAGGCCGCTCCTCGGTCCTGCTCACCCTAAAGCTGAGGATAATCCCCTTCGGCGTCTGGTAGATGAACTCAAACGGAGGGCTTGGCCTGCCCGGTACCGGGGGATCTTCGATGTTCTGAAACTTCACTCGGACGGTCGGGTCAACAACCTGCATCCCCTGCGCCAGCTTCGCCTTCTGTCTGTCTCGCTCCTTGCGCACGATCTCTTTTTCTTTCTCGTTCATATGGTTTTTACCTCTTTCGGAGGAGCCGGGGAGGGGTTCACTCTCCCCGGCTAGATAGAGGGTTTCAAGAGTGATTACCAGTTGGCCGAATCATCAAGGTTCTGATCCCTGTCGGCCTCGACCGCGAAGTAATAGATCACATCGCTGTCATCCGAGAAGGCCGCGGCAAGACTGACGCCTTTGCCTCCCCTGACATCAACCGCTCCGGGATTGCTCACATTGATGAAGTAGTTGGCAGGAGTGCCGTCAGAGCCGAAGTCCTTCACGGTCTGCGTGGTGCCCTTCTGCGGGCTTACCGTGGAAACCCTGAATGTCCCGGCGCCATATACTTCCGAGTCGATAACGTAGTAGTTCGTCAACTCGCTGAGGTTGGTGGGCAGTCCGCCCGATTCAACGAACTTTAGAACGTCGCCGTTCTTGGGCACGTCGGATGCTGTGGTACAGGTGATCAGGTCCGCAGCCGCTCCATCGGTGTCATCGAAGGTGCAGGACTTCTGCGCTCCGACCGACACGCTGTTGTATTCGGACACATACCCGTCAGTGGCCTTTTTGGTGATGATTGCAGCTACCGCGCCGCCGGCATCCGCAGCGTAATGCCAGAACTCCGAAGCATCGCCGTTCTGGTTGAAGTATTCAAGCACCATGACCTCATCCGCTGCGGCCATTGCGTTCAGGAATCTCGCATAAGCCGGGATGAATCCCAGGTCGAGGTTGACAATTTCGCCGGTGGAAATGAACTTTCCAGTCTTGATTTGACCCATAATGCTCTGTCCCCCTTTCCTTGGGATTTACGCAGCCGCCGTTACGCGGAGCTGAATCATGAAGAGATCGTTGAGAATCCGGCAGGCCCAGGGGTTGATCCACCCGGAGGTGGCGTAGCGGTTGAGAGGTGACCCTGCTGTGTCAAACCCCTTGACGACGTTTTTGGTTTTTCCAAGGTTGACGGTCCCATAGGCGTCCTTCCCGATGATCGGAATGGGATAGATCGGGGTCACGTCGGCTGTGGCCTTGGCGTTCGAGCTCTGGAGGAAGCGCACATTTCCCACGCTCCCCCACTCGGCATCGTCCACGCCCTGAGCCGAGGGATACCCCTGCACGCCGATAAAGCCCACGCAGCCCTCAAGGTCCATGACGATGGTGGATTTGATAATCCCCCAGAAGGCGGCCCTTACCGGCAGGGTCCCATCGGCAGCCTTGGCCATGATCATCGGGGCCATGAAATCGGCATCGTTATCGAGAAGGGTCTCAACAACGGTGTCGACGTCGGTCCTGGTGATCTCGGTCGGGGTGTTCCCGTTGACGCCCGAGGAAGCATTCACCATGGAAGCCGTGGCCGCCAGGATGTCACGGGTCAGGGTGTCAAAGGTCTTCCCCTCGTTTCGGCCGAGCTTGTCCGCGGCAATGGTAAGGACCGGATCCTGGTTGGTCATGTCGACCACATCCGTGATCTTGGTGTAGGTCCCGTACCATGCAACCTGAGCGGTCAGGCTCACATTGGAAAGCGCCTGAGCGTCGGGGTCGGTACCCTCGGGAAGGGGGGTTGTGGCGTCGGTCAGATCGTCATACCGGTGCCACTTGTAGATGGTGCCGTTCTTCTCGTCCAAGGTCGCCTCCTGGGCGAACTTGGCATGAACGATCTTCGGATAGGCCGATCTGAGAATCACACGGTCATAAAATGTGTCCAGCCCGGCCGGGACTTGCGTTGAAGTGGTGATTACATCGGGCATTTGTTATCCTTTCTCCCTCGATCACCTTCTGTTCAACACGCGATTGACTTCCGCATTGAATTCCGCATCGCTCATAGTGCGAAAACGGTCATGGCCGCTTATCGCTCCCCCGCCGCCCATTGCTCCGGGTGCGCCCGGTTTCGTCGCGTTCTCGATGATCCGCTGAAGATCTGCGAGTACGTCCTGTTGCTGGGCTTGAGGTTGCTGCGGCTGTTGACCGTTTGCCGCCTGCTGCGCCTGCATGTAACGCGGGTTCATCCGCGCCACACTGAGCGCCGCAAGGAGAGGATTCGGAGTGCGCACAATCATCTCGCGCAAGAACGGTTGAGAGGTGATCATCTCGGGCAAAAATTCTTTGATGGTGGTTTCGTAACGGGGGTCCTGTAGTTGTACTTGCATCCGGGCAAGGGTCGCGTTGATAGGACCCAGCGCTTGGCTCAGGTCGGGAGCGTTCCCGCGAAGACTCTGAACGATGGCCTTCAGATCCTTGACATTGACGATATCGGTGTCCTCCAATCCCGCCAGCGGGTCCGGCTGGGCCTGCGGTTGCGCCTGCGGTCCAGGGGTTGCAGGAGGTGGGTTGCCCTGTTGCTGTATCCCGCCCATCATCTGCATGGCCTGAAACTGCTGGAGCTGCTGCTGAAGCTGCTGCGCTGTCCCCTTGCTCTTGGACAACTCGTCTCTTAGAGCCGTCACGACATGGAGGGGAACCGCAACTTCTCCCTGGGGTTGAGCCGGTTGCCCCGGCTGCGCCTGGGCGCCTGGTTGCTGTGCTGTGCCCTGAGGGGCGGGAGTCTGCGGCTGTCCGCCTGCAGGCTGTGCCCCTGTCCCTTGCCCTTGCCCCCCGGCGGCGGGAGCCTGTACGCCCGATGCTGCGATTTGGTTCATCGCTTCTCCTGTAGCCCGATTCGCCGCTGATCCCCCCGGCCGCGGGGTAGTGGAGACTCACTTTCGGCTTCGTCTCCTAGTGCCCGTTGATCAGCGGCTACTGACCGGCCGCGTCTCAAAATGGTGAAAAAAAATAGCCGCCAAAGAGGTGTCACCCTCTAAGGCGGCCGTTCGATACTCAACTCCCGGTCAGGGAGTGGTTCTACCAGTGCTCGCTTACTTCAAAAATCTAAATGCTCCATCCTGCATATCTGTTCTTCATGGGAGCATCTTGCAACTTCTTATCCTGCTGTCTTCGCTTCCTACGTGCTGCCCACTTCAAGTATCTCTTGTAACCCGGAAGCCATTCACCTTTGCAAATCTGCTCAAACCGGAGGCTCACTGCTTCGCTTCCTCCACCTTGGCGTTTATCTCAATCTTGATATGCTCAAGCCTCGGCTTCTTCTTCAGGCTGATCTCGCAATGAGCCCCTACGGACTCACACGCTTTCTCCACCTGGGCAAGAAGGGCTGTGGCTTGGGTCATGTTCAATTCGCACTCCTATTCACCAGCGCGATCCCCGCCGCGCTCTCCATGATGGATGTCACGCCCTCCTGGGCCTGTACCCTCCTATGCGTCCGCTCCGTCTCAATGAATCCCGGTGCCGGGATATCAAGCGGGAGTTGCCACAGTATCTCCGCATCCGCGTGCCGGTTATCCACCCGGATCAGGATGCAGCCAAGGTAGCGGTCATGGGGCATCTGGTCCAGAATGAAGATCCGCTCCTGGATAACCTGCCTCCCTGTGGGCTTGGTAGCCACGAGGATGAAGTAGGGCTCACGATGGTCGGCCTTCCGCTCGATCACGGTCGTGAGGTTACGGAGGAGGTCCTGCGCCATCTGCTTACGGACGTCTCCGATGCTCAGCGAGCTTGGGTAGGCGTCCAGGGCCTTGGAGAGCTTCCGTGTTATGATGGAGATGGACATTAGAGCCCTATCCTTCCGATAAGGTACTGCATCCGACCGATGAGTCGCTCCACTCTCCGAGCGGCATCCCGGATCTCCTCTGCCACCGGAGGTACAACCTGATCGATCTCCGCTCCGCAACCGGTTACCTGATTCGCCGGTTCCGGATAGGTGACCAGCTTGGTCTTGTCGTAGAGCCTCTCCATTGTTTCTTCTGCCGCGCAGAGACAGTCCTTCAATCGGTCCAGTTGTTCCAACACGACCGGACCATAGGCCTGCTCCGGTGCGGCCTTTGTCTTACCTAGCCGGGGACTCATCTGAACTTCCATGGGACTTGAACGCTCGGCCTGTCCTCCCATATGTTTGGGAATCATGACATCCGCCAATACCTGAACCACCTCTTGAAACAACTTCTGTCTCTCTTCAAACATTGATACATCCTCCTTTCTCATCTGATTATGATCAGCCCCACTCCCCATCCGTACATCCATGCTATCGTGAGAAGCAGGGAATGATACACATGCTAAACTTTCGCCTCCATCCTTCGTCTGCTTCCATCCTTGGCAATGTAATACTTCGTCCCATCGGTCGCCCTGAATGCAAACCCCGGCCTGTTGACCTCCGGTCTGAGCACCCTTCCCCCGAGCTTCCGCCTGATTATCGCATCTTCGGCTGCCTTCTTCTCCTTCCAGGTCATCTCCTCCATCATGCCCTCCCCATCGGCGTCATCTGATCGAGTTGCGGTAACTGCTCTGCCTGCCCCGGCTGCCCGCCGAGCATCTGCGCCATGGTCATCAGGAGCCGCAGAGTCCTGGTGAAATTTTCGATGTCGATTCCCTGCACTTCGCTCGCCGCCTTCGCCCGGTCAAGGTGCGCCTGGCTCAATTCGCTCTGCACCTGGGCGAGCTTGTGTTTCCCCTGGGCTATCGACTGGAACTTCTGCGCATTCAGGAGGGCCGCGGCTACCTGCTGCATCTGCTGTTCTGTCTCGGCCTGCTTTGCCTGCGCTTGTTCCTGTGTTTCCACTGCTTTTTTCAAACTGTCCTTCTTTTCAAGTGGGGCATACTCTAAGAGTTCGCTCCATGGGATACCCGCACCTGCCTTTTTCCAACCCATCAGCTGGGCGAAGTACATCTGTCTTTGCGAGTCGGTCAAAACCCCTTCACATGGAACACAATCATACTTCCCAAAGTCCCCAGTGTAGAACTCCTTGGTAGGCTGCTCCCCGATGATTCTTTGCACCTTCTGAGGCCGGTAATTCTTCTGAATCAACTTGATCTGCTTCCGGCCAATTAAGACACGCGCCGTCCTGTGAGCCTCGAACAGGCCCTGCAAGGTTGTGAGGCCGTTTGCAGTCCTGAGCTTCGCCAATACCGCCGCGATCTCGATATTGTCGTTCTCCGGAGACCCAAGCATCTCGTTGTTCACTCCCCCAATCTCATCGTGATCCTTGTCCATAATCTCCAGGACCTTGAAAAGACCGGGAGGTATATCGGGAGCCTGAAGGCGCTCCGCGTCTCCCATTTCGGAGCCTTCCTTTAACCATACGACAGCGGAGCCTGAGCCGTAGAGTTCATCGGGGTTGACCACACTCCCGCTCTTGGCCTTCCACCCCTGGCGAATGATCCCATCGAACATGTCTAGGATCATGGATCTTCGCCGGTCCACCTCTTTCCCGGGGTCCCTCATGCACCGCATCACGCCTTGGAGCCGGTACTTCGGATCATCGTCTTCGGGCGTCCAGTAGCCTGCTTCAAGCACAAACGGGTATTCATCCAACCCGCTCGGATCAGGGCCTGAGTACATCAGGTTTCCCTCCACGAAGATGTGGAGGTCTACGCCCTTTCGGGTGCCCTTGAGCACTTTGAGCTGTGGGAATCTCCCGGCAAAGAGCCGGATCAGCTCATCCGCCCTCTGGTCCCCGTTCGGCATCGGGACCATTTTCCCGGTCTGCATGTCAGCAAGAATGGTATAGGGCCGGTAGGTTCGGACATAGAAGCGGTCATATTTGAGATTATACTCGTTGTTCTTTCCTTTGAGCGGATAGAAGTAGCTGAACTTCGAATCGCTGAATCCGCCTCTTAGCCGCATGATATCGTCAAACCGCTCAGGCAGAAGGGATGCTGCCTGGTCCTTGCTGAAGTAGTCCCGGGTGTAGATGAACCCGCAATCCCGATCAAGGTCCCGGTCCTGGAAGGTCGGATCCAGCACATAGCAGTTGTACGGTAGCCGGCGGAACCGGATATCCCCGCTAAGAAGATCATCGCTGTGGTCAACCCATGCCTCTAATAGATTCATGCCGCTGATGACCGATCCGAACTCAAACGCCCCGCTCATGGCAGCATACCCGCCGCCATAGAACATGTTATTCATGATAAGCGAAGAGAACTGATTCGCCGTCTTCTCATCAGAACTTTCAAAGGGATCGATCTTGAGGGCCAGGAGGTTCTTCTTCTCGTACCCTGTGACGACATGGACAATCCGGCGACATTTCCCCCACGTGAGAGCTTCGCGGTCCTGAGAGCGGAGGTAGTTCTTGTCCTTAGCGCTCCAATGGTCGCCCTCATAGAACTTGATGTCCGTCTTGGCCTCTTCCCAGTACTGCGACCAATGGGCCTGGGCTGCGTTGTAGGCCTCGTTCGCGTCTTTCTTTATGTCGCGGTCACTGCTCAACCTGTCACCTCATTCAATTCCGTTGGCGTCAAAATTTGAACTAAATGAGTTAAACTTGTCTGAATCACTCATCCCATCCTCCTCATTCCCCCAAACCTCGAGTGTGCGGCCTTGAGCCTTGCCGCCTCGTCTGCGCTCATGCCCTGGCTCACTCCTGCAATGTCAAGGGGCTTTGCGAATGTCAGGCAGAGGGCGCTGAACTTATTCGGGCTGCGTTTCAGAATGTCCCTGAGTACATCTGCCTTCATGATCTTCACCCACCTGCCCTCTATGCTGTAGGTCGGGATACTCAGCTCCTCGATCAACTCCTCATCCGGAGGGAGCATAGAGGTCGGGTCGGCTCGCAGCCACTCCCTTACCTGCCATGCGAGCTGATCCCGGAGGATGTAGAATTCCCCAAACTCGGGCTCTTTCTCCCGGTCATCGGGCTTCTCCTGGGTCTTCACACCCCGGGCCGGATATCCCTTCCGCATCATGTGCGGGGCGACCCCGGCCCCCACACCGTTTCCGTCGACCATGGTGCAGCGGACGCCGGCGGTTCTGCCGTGCTCGATGGCCCGGTCGGCGGTAAAAGCCGTGTCCACTCCTGTCCACTCGACAAACCGGGTGAGCCATCCGCCGTACCGGGCGCACCAGACAGAGGGGTCGTTGCCAAACTCTCCGACATCAAGGCCTGCGATCCCCTTGATCTCTCGAGGTGGAACCTCGCCGTAGCGGTTGACCCACATATCCCAGCGCATCCGAGCGGCCTGGATCCAGTCGGTCGAGATGAGCTGATTGACGGCCTGGGACGGATACCGGCCAAGGACCATGTGGCAGAATGCCGGGTCCATGACCTTGTATTTGCCTGAGGAAAGCGGAGGGAGCGTTTGGCCCTTTTGGTCTTTTGCCTGGACGTTCTCGAGGTATTCGGGGATCTCGAAGGTATCTACCGAATCGTCCACCTCTCCGGGGGAGAGCGGCCGGCACATCTGCACGATCCGGCGGCATGTGGTGTTCCGGTCGACGGCGCCGGGGATGATGTGCTCTCCGGTGAGAACGTTCGGGTGGTTGAACGCGCTCAAATGGACGACATTGGCCCGGCCGTCTCTGACCATGCGGTAGACTGCGCCCTTTTGCTG